TTATTATTCAATTATATGTAGTATTTTAGTCCGTGACTGATTCTATTCTTCGTAATCCAGATGGTCAATTTACATCCGCGCGAGCCAGGCAGGATGGAAGGGTGTGTGGAAGAAGGCAACCCGATGTAGTTATTGAGGCAAGAAGGCAGAGGTTGTACTCGAAGCAATTAACAGGTAAGACTACGAGGCAGTTGGTACATGAACACGCAGCCAGGGAGCAAATCGGGATAGATACAGCGTGGACCGATTGGAAAAAAGTTAAGCAGTGGAACGATGAGGATTGGGAAAAGGATAGAGAAAAGATGATTTCAAGACTCCAGGGGATGAGGATGAGGCTTTTTGAACAGGCTGTCAGAAAAGGTCAATTGCAGACGGCTGCTCAGATATTGGATTCACTCGGTAAAGTACTAGGGGAGAGTGAAGAAACAATCAATCTTAACACTCCACAGCTATCAATTCAGGTAGAAGCGAAGCAAAAGTAGTTGAC